TGTTCATTACAGTGAATATGCTTTGGCAAACACTGAGTTTGAACATGTCATTGACAATAACAGTGACTTACCTCACCTATTCAAACAGATAGATAACCTAATAAAAATACTCTAAGAATATCGAAACCTCCCATTTGGGAGGTTTTTTCTGTGATAAATAAAACCCACTCAAACTCATTTTTTACTAAGTTTAGATAAATAATATTATCTACAACACGAGGTAAAAAAATGAAAGAACTATTATCACCCGGCGTAGAGGTATTTGTTGACGACCAAAGTCAATATATTCAAGGGTCAACCAATTCCGTCCCATATGTTTTATTAGCGACTGCGTCTAATAAACCCTCTGGTTCTGGTGTTGGTATTGCTCCTGGAACTTTACCTATAAACGCCAACAATGTTTATCTAGTTACAAGTCAACGCGAACTTCTTGCTACTTATGGCAAACCAACATTCTACACAACTTCTACCGGTTCACCTATCAATGGTGACGAGTTGAATGAATATGGTCTATTAGCGGCGTACTCTGCTCTAGGTATTAGTAACCGTTGTTACATTCAACGAGTTGACATCAATTTAGAAGAACTCAAAGCATCAGTAAATCGTCCAATGGGTCATCCAGACAATGGTGAATATTGGTTAGATACAGCTGATACCTTATGGGGTATTCAACAGTGGAACCAAGTAACTGGTGTTTTCACCACTCAAGAAGTGAAGGTAATTCTTGACACCAACTATTTAGACCTTGGTACTTATATTCCTACATCTAGTTATGGTGACATCGGTGATTACTCGGTAGTTGCGCTTTCTCGTCAGAACCCAATCTACTTAAAACATGGTGCTCCCAATGATCAACAGACAACGTCAACGATGTTATCTGAATTGTATAACACTTGGGTTCAGGTTGGTAGTGATGATTGGATGACAGCGTGGCCAACAGTTACTGGTGTTAGTGCTCCTGGTTTATTGCCATTGGGTGGAACAGTAACTATCAATGGTATCACATTCACTATTACAACTCTTGGAACAACTGTTGCTGATTTTGCTGCAACTATCAATACTCAGTTTGAAGCTTTAGTTCCTAACCCAAACCCTAACAACATTCGTCCAGGCGTTTACGCTGGTGTTATCAATGGTAAGTTGATGCTTTACGGTGATAGTTATGCTATCAATGGTAGTGTTCCTGGTGCTATTACTCTAGAACATGATGGTGGTGGTTTACTCAATACTCTTGGCATCAAAGCTGGAACTTACAATGTTCCTGCTCTTCAAGCAACTCCAAGTTATCAAAACCCACGTTGGAACACAACTATTCCTCCTACTCCGCCAAACGCTAATGCTCATCCTACTGGTTCTGTTTGGTTGAAGACCAATAATGTAAACCTTGGCGCTAATTTTGTTGTCAAGAAATATGATACAGTATTGGCATCATTTGTTCAACAGGCTTGTAAGGTTTACCCTAACGACAAAGATGCTATCTATGGGTTAGACCCAGTAGGTGGTGGTATTAGTATCCCTACCGGAACTCTTTATTCCGAGTATGACCCTAATAACAATAACACAGCTGGTTTCACTCTTTATCGTCGCTATGCAGTTGGTCCTACCGCTGTTCCTGGTATTCAACCGCCAGTTTCTGCGTTTACCGCTGGTGATCAGTTCATTATGCAGGCAACAGAACCTGGTACAACAGCCCTTACAGAAGTTACTGTTACTCTAAGCGGAACAACTCCACAGAGTTTTGTTGCTGATGTGAGTGGAGCGGCATTATCTAATGTTAGTGCCAATATTGACGGTGCTGGTCGTATTGTGTTTGTTCATGCAACTGGTGGTAACATCAATTTGAAACCAGTCGGACCAAAAACCAGTTGGTCTACTAGTCCAATTGTGACCGCTCAATTTGCCAACTCTAGTTTTGATGAGTTTCCAAATAGAGGCAAACCTCTTATTCTTGACGGTGAAAACATTGGTGTTACATTGTCTAACTGGGTAGGTTACCCGTCGTTTGTTTATATTGCTTCTAACACAGCACCTGATCAGGACCCTATTGATGGGACCCCTTGGTATTATTCTGTTTTTGATCAAGAAGACATCATGATTCAAAACGATGGTAAATGGTGTGGTTATAAAACTGTAACCAATGATGTTCGTGGTTACAACTTATCTGCTACCAACTATAACGGTATCATTTATTCAGTTACCCCTCCTAAGTATCAAACAGATGCTGGTAAAAGTCCGTTAGTTACAGGTGATTTATGGATCGACATCAGTGATTTGATTAATTATCCTAAACTAAATCGTTGGCAGATTGTCAACGGTGAAGGTCAGTGGGTATTGCTTGATAATGCTGATGACACAACAGAAAATGGTATTTTGTTTGCCGACGCACGTTGGTCAACAACGGGTGCAGTTGATCCTGTTGTTGCTGAACTTCCTAGCATTGAAGCCCTACAATTCAGTAACTATGTTGATCTAGATGCTCCTAACCCATTATTGTATCCACAAGGTACTTTATTATTCAACACTCGTCGTTCTGGATTCAATGTAAAGACCTTCCAAGTAGGATACTTCAATACAACTGAATACAGTATCCCTACGTGGAATGATTATACCGCATATGTTGGTGGTAAAAAGGTTGTTTACGAAGGTATTATCTATGTAGACATCAATAACTCGTCTGCTCCTAGCACTGGAATCCCCCCAATCGGAAATTCTCAGTCAGCAACATTCTGGGCTCCATTGGCGACTAGTACATGGGTTACAGCGTCCTCGAACAACGATAACGGTACTCCAAATATGGGTCGTAATGCTCAACGTGCAGTTATTGTCAAAGCTCTAAAGACTGGCGTTGATAATAGTGCTCAAGCTCGTCAAGAACAGTTGAATTTCAACTTGCTTGCTTGTACTCAGTATCCAGAACTATGTCCGAACTTAGTTGAACTTAACAATGATCGTGGTGATACCGGTTTCGTAATCGGTGACACACCTCTTCGTTTGGGTCCAACAGATCTTCAACCATGGATCAATGGGACAGCTTCACCATATCTTGACAGTAACTTGACTGTTCAGTTGGGTGATCAGTACACGGGTATTTTCTATCCAAGTTGTCAGACAAAAGACTTGACTGGTAATAACGTTGTTACTGCTCCAAGTCATATGATGATTAGAACAATTATTCGTTCCGACCAACTAAGTTGGCCTTGGTTTGCTCCAGCGGGTGTTCGTCGTGGTCTAGTCGAGAACGCTATTCGTATCGGTTATCTAAATAACCGAAATGAGTTTGTTTCATTCTCGAACGATCAAGCAACTCGTGATTTATTGTATGTGAATCACATCAACCCAATTACATTCCAACCTGGTGTTGGTATCTTGAACTTTGGTAATAAGACTTGTACGTCGATCACGTCTGCACTAGATCGTATCAACGTAGCAAGATTGATTGGTTACATCCGTGTTCAACTTTACAAGATCTCTCAACAGTTCTTGTTTGAACCGAATGATCAGTTGACTCGTGATCAATTCCGTAACGCTGTTACATCATTGATGCTTGATATCCAAACCAAGCGTGGTATCTACGATTACCTAGTAATTTGTGACTTGTCTAACAACACACCAACTACTATTGATCGTAACGAACTATGGCTCGACTTAGCTATTGAACCTGTCAAGGCTGTAGAATTTATCTACATCCCTGTACGTATCTTGAATACAGGTGAACTTGCTGGGTTAACTGTAGGGGCGTAATAGATAAAAATAAAAAGTGTTCGGGTGGGAATCTCACCCGAACATAAATAAGAACATAGGAGATAAAAATGTCTAATAAGAATTATGCCTTAAACCCTAATGGAGCCCGTTCGTTATCGAACCTATCAGTGCCCATTCAAGGTGCGGGGAATCAAACTCTACTAATGCCAAAGTTGAAATATCGCTATCGTGTGGTATTTACCAATCTTGGTGGTGGTGGATCACAGATCACTGAGTTGACACGTCAGATCATGAACGTTACTCGTCCAAATATTGACTTCGCTCAGATTGATGTACCTGTTTACAATAGTACGATCAAGTTAGCTGGTAAACCAAGTTGGGGTGACCTTACTTGTGAAATTCGTGACGATAGTTTAGGATATGTATCCAAGATGATTGGTCAGCAACTTCAGTTACAACAAGACTTTATGGAACAGAGCAGTGCTTCTTCTGGTATTGACTACAAGTTCCAGACACAGGTTGAACTTCTAGACGGTGGTAATGGTACATCCCTACCAATCGTTCTTGAATCTTGGCAGTGTATGGGTTGTTTCATCAAGACTGCTAACTACAATAATCTTGACTATGGTGCTAGTGAAGTGACTACTATTAGTCTAACACTTGCCTTTGATAATGCTGTTCAGTTACTATCCGATGGTACTTACGGTGTTGGCGCTAATATGGGTGTTCGTACACTTGGCGATCTATCCACTGGTATTGGCAATCCTGCTTTCCTCGGTGCTCCTACTACACCAGGCGCAGCAGCAGCAGTAGCTGGTCAAGCAGTTTAATAGTTACATTAACTAACAGTAGTTTGGTCATTTAATGGCAAACACAGCATCTGGAATATTCGAACCGACGGGAGTCATTTTTCGTGACTACCGTCATTCGGCCAAGACATTCTTAACTAATGGTTATGAATTTATTCCTAGGTACAAGTTTCTATTTCATGTTTATTTTAACATCAATGTAGGACAGATACCTCAACTAAGAACTGTGTTTGGTGGTAGAGATCAGGCTACTGTTGGATTAATGGTTAAAAATATTCAGTTACCACATTTCACGATGTCGGTAGACACAATGAATCAGTACAATCGAAAAAGATTGGTTCAGAGTAAAATTGAATATCAACCAGTTCAGATTGTCTTTCATGATGATCAAGCAGATTTAATTCGTAACCTGTGGTACAACTACTACAGTTACTATTACAAAGATCCAAGTCAAAACTACAACAATATCCCTTCAATGAACGGTTCCATGGGAGCCAGTCAAACTTTAACAAGCGGATCTCTTTACAATCAACGTGATATTTACGACAAAAATGTTGAGTACACTGATTGGGGGTTTGTTGGGGAATCATACTATGGTAGTGGTGGCGGGACCAATCCTTTAGCTAAACCGCCGTTTTTCAATGACATTCAGATTTATGGTCTTAGTCAGAAAAAATTCGCATCGTATGTGTTGATCAATCCACTAATAAAAGACTGGCAGCATGATACATATGACTATGCTGCAGGCGATCAAACAATGCAAAATACTGTTATCATACAGTACGAAACAGTTAAATATTACAGTGGTGACATCGGTGGAGACAATCCAAGTGCCAGCGTTCCTGGGTTTGCCGATCAGGCTTATTATGATACGGTCAAGAGTCCGATAGCTATGCCAGGATCTACCTACACAGCAACAGACAACGGAACAGTTGTCAGGAGTACACAAGGAACAATGACTGATTTACAATTACTAAATACTATCGTTACCACTGGTGCAGTTCAACAACCAGATGTCAATTTTAATTATCGGACCCCTCTACCAGCATCAGTCAGTACACAGGCCAGTAACATGCAAACATCTGTGTTGCGAGGTTCTGCTCCTGGAGCAGTTGTACAAAATGCTAGTGGTGCTGGTGGAACATTCTTCCCAACACCACCGACAACTCCATCACAATCATGAGTACAGTAAACGCTACTAATTTTAAAATAGATAAAACAGTCAGAATATTTGACCAGTTTTACAAATTTGACATCATTGTTCCTGTAGAGGAATATGATATCATTTACAGTTATTTTTTATCTGTATTCACCACTGCTGAAGCAGCTGGAAATTTTACTGTTGTTTTATTCAGAGTGTCTCAAGAATCTGGAACTCCAGTTATGGAATTATTCCAACAAGTACACGGTCAAGGTTTACCAGAGTTAACCTTAACATTAGCATATTATGTCAATAGTCTTCGTAGTCCGTTGACTTTATTGGGTGTAAATGTTCCTACTATTCCAAATTTTTATGCTGGTCGTTGTTGCTTAGCATAATGTCTAAGAAGTTCGCCCAAGGTTTTTATGAAATGATTAATCCTCAAAAATATGTGGGGAAAACAAAACCTTACTATCGTAGTGGATGGGAAAATCGTATCATGATCATGTTTGATACTCACGAACATATTCTTCAGTGGGCAAGCGAACCATTAAAAATCCCATACAGACATCCTATCACTGGTAAAGGAACGGTTTATGTTCCTGATTTTTTAATCACCTACAGGAATAGAAGTGATCAGATTCGTGCTGAACTAATAGAAGTAAAACCACTCAAACAATGTATGGTAGAAGATAAAATGAAACCACATGAACGAGCTACAGTGGCTGTCAATCATGCTAAGTGGGCTATGGCTCAAAAATTCTGTCAACAAAACGGTTTATTCTTCCGTGTAATAACCGAGCAGGAAATTTTTTACCAAGGTAGAAAGAAAAGGTAATCATTATCAGACCTCTTTTTGTTTAGATAAATATGAACATAAAAGAGGTTATCAATGCGCAAATTAGAAGAACTGTTTGACCTACCACCCGTCTCAGACGATTTCAATCCTCGTGAATTAGAACACGTAGATCAAGAGCATTTAGCTGAATTAGACGATATTATTGAAAGAATAGATACCGCGTTGCCAACAGTAAGGGATCTAGCAACATCAGATTCAGAACTAGATACCATCTCAACAGAAGCAATGGATTCGTTTGAAACATTAATGAATTTAGGAATGAATGTTGATTCCAGATATGCCAGTGAAATATTCTCTGTTGCTAGTACCATGTTAGGTCACGCCCTCTCTGCTAAAACAGCAAAAATCAATAAAAAACTAAAGGTCGTTGATCTTCAATTGAAAAAAGCCAAACTTGACTTTGATAAGTTACGACATGAGTCTAAAGGTTCTGAGGACACCACAATTGAAACCGCAGAGGGACAGATCCTCACTCGTAATGACTTATTGAGTAGAATTCTCAACAATAACAACGACAACACAAACAGTTAGAATTTGATAAATAAGTAATAACCCTACTCCAAGGAAAAGAAAAACATGAAACACTTCAAAGAATATCTCGCTGAATCAGAGCGTACTTACAACTACCGTGTAAAATTTGTTGGTGATGCACCAGCTGATTTTGAACGTCAATTAAAAGAAAAACTAAAACAGTTTGACATTGTTAAACTCACTGATAAAAAGGAAACCCCAGTATTACCTAAGTCAACTGACTTCCCTGGATATCCTAATGAAAAAATCAGTATGTTTGATATGGAATGTCGTTATCCTGCTATTGAACCACAGATTAAACAGTTAGCACAACTATTAGGGTTTGATCCTAATCGTATTGTTATGTTGACTTCTGCTCATTGTGATAGCATTTGTGATGAAATTGAACGTATTGACAGTGAGAATCAAGATTTATTGGTGGACACGGACTATCCTAAGAATACTCCAGAACAGGAAGAACTCAAAAAGGATTACAGTATTGGACCATATGATCATGAAGTATTGAAAAATGCTTACAAAAGTTCATTTACTATTGCTGGCGGTCCAACACCACCTGCTAAAACGACCAATGATTTACCGATGGGTGATAAGAGCCCGATGTCTAAAATCAAAAGACCTAAGAAACCTGCCACCGGAGCTAACCCAAGAGGATAATATGAGCAAAAATTTCTTTTACGACATTAATAATAAACTAAACGCCATGTTCGGCAAGACTCAGTTGAATGAGGATGCCAATCCTGGTGTAGTTCCTGACCAATTAGACGAATTGAGCAATGACACTCTTGGCAGTTATGTCAAGAAAGCAAGTCGTGATGCTGGTGAATGGCATGCAATGAAGGATGAACTTCGGGACCGATTACCGAGTCAATCAGCGTACAGTCGCAAGAAGATGGACAAACGACATCAAGGTATTGATCGTGCTGTTGATCGTTTGACTAAAGAAGATGAACTTGACGAACGTGCTGGTCCGGTTGAAAAGAAAGATTGGCAGAAATCATTCAACCCTAACGCTAAGTCAGTTCCTAAGACCACTACTTGGGGTCAGAAGTTAGGTCTTGAGGAAGAAGACATGGAAGAACGTGCTGGTCCAGTTGGCGGTCGTGACTGGCAACAAGTTTGGGATCGTAAAAAACTTGAAGAAGGTGTCGACCTAGATCCAATGATCGATCAGTTAAAGAGCGCCTACAATAGTCTTGAAACTATTGATCCAGCTAGTCCAACCTACAAGAAGTTAATCAAGTTACTTGACAGTC